TCAGATTGGACTAAAAATTGATCTGAATGTAACGCAAAACGTCTATAATAAGATCTAATTCTATTAAAGAATATATCTCTCTCCTCTTTAGGAGCAAAAGCCAATTGAACATAAAATCGTTCATGATCATTGACTCCATCTATTGATCTATATCTACTCATAAGTGCATGACTTATAGATTCATGCGTATCTTGTATTGTTGATGTATTGTTAAGTTAATTCGTTTTCGACTAATACTGACAACTCAATCAATGATTAGCTTAGATGAGATTTAGTTTGTTTTATGGGACTGCCAAAAGTACAAACTGTGCTAAATAGCACACTTGCTTAAACTCATTCACTCATCAGAAAGGTAAAAGACTATACTCAAAGGGGTTCCTGCCTAATAGCACCACGCTGGCGTCGATCCCTTTGAGTCAAAGATCGCATAACAGGGTGGTTAGGTACACATTGATCTAGTGTTTCTAATATCAAACTAGAATGTTTATCATATGTGTCTTTATCATGGACCGACAGGTCACATAAGAAGGTATCAACCTTATCAAAGAAATTGACATTATCAAAATCTTTCTTCTTAGACCATTGGATATTCTGCATAATGGTATCTAAAGCTAAAGGAGCCAATATCTTCCCCTCTTCTAAGACAAATTTACGTTTAAGAAAGCTAACTTCAAATATATTCCGTTTTTGTTCATTAAATGTGGCGGATTTATCTTCATCAGTATAAACAAAACCAATCTTGCTTAAAGCTTCTCCCACATTCTCATAAGTAAGAGTGGGTAGTGATTTAAGTATCTTGGACTCTGTATTCACAGACCATATGTTATCATCTCCATAAACCGTAATGTTAATTTCATCACGAATATCACGCCACAATTTAACAACCTCATATCTATCCACAATGTGTGGCTTCAACACACCAGTTATCGCATTTATTAAAGCAGTATGATTTGCCATGCAATTAATCATGGTTGTTGCAAAATTACCACTAGCATTCGAGTTACCCCATGCTATAAGATTATCCTTACAGACTACATGTGCCTTCATCAATGATTTCCAACAATTGGTTGCAATTTTAACCTCTCTCTCTGTCAAGAAAGGGGCGAAAAATTCCTGCCAAACTCTAAATGGAATTTCCATAAAGAAAGGACTCATTGATTTGTCAAAGGATGAGTAATCACCCGCTTTAACATCTATATTTGGATCACCCAAACCATGTAATCTCGCTATTCTCTCCCATTCAAAGGATGCTACATTAACACCGACAGCTGAACCATTTCTGATTCGATTCTTTTCATCGGAAAACCAATCTAAAAGTGGTGCAAAAATCATCCTACCCAATATAGTTGTGTGACAACTAAATCCAGCAATTAAACGAGTCTTAAGAGCTTTCGCCTTGGCAATAGGTCTAAGTTCATCTTTTGGAAAGATATTTGCTATCATCTCTACAGGCCCATCTTCTAACGCGAGCATCGCTTCTTCAACAGTCTTGCGTATTAGTTTGGCCTCTTTTGTATCATATGTAAAATTTTCATCAAAACCAAATGCGGTTCTTTTCTTTGTTTTTAGGTAGAGTTTATCAGGATAACCTCCAGAGGTCCCCCTATTTATAGATTTAACATTAGGTAAATCATCACAACCTTGAACTGCTTCTTCAAAAGATATAAATGCAGTTCTTCTTGGTGGGTTTGTATTACGTTTTAGAAAGTCTATATATGCCAAAACGCTACCCTCAAATAGTTCCTTTTCAGGTACAATGAAACCACGCGCGTAAGCACTAATATTCTTTTCTATAGGACAGGTCAAAACGCCATCAACTCTCGTCGGCACCAAGATCGCGGGCATTTTATTAGGAGCAAATCCCGGAATCCTCTTATATAGAGGACTCTTACATATCTCAGATTTCAGAGTAGTTG